TATATACTGGTGCCTCACCTGGTATGGGTGATGCTGAACCAACCTTGTTCTTGATTGGCTAGTTGTAAATATTTACATGCCGTTTAAGCAAGGTGTTTTTAATCCAAAGTTAAGAGAAAAATATAAAGGCAAAAAGCTCCCAGTCTATAGATCAGGCTGGGAGTTAAAATTTTTTAGATGGTGTGATTGTAACCCTAACATCATTGCTTGGAATAGTGAAGGTGTGATTATACCTTATAAGAGTCCACTTGATGGTAGAATTCATAGATATTTTGTAGATGGTTTAATTACTATAAAAGAATCTACTGGAGCTAAAACATACCTAATTGAAATCAAACCTTCTTCTCAAGTAAAGGCTCCTGAGCCTAAAAAGTATAAAAGAAAAACCACTATGTTATATGAACAAAAAACATGGGTGGTTAATCAAGCTAAGTGGGAAGCTGCTGAGAAATGGGCTAAGAAAAAAGGTATTGAGTTCAAAATACTTACAGAAAAAGAGCTTGGATGTTAAAAAAATATAATTTCTGTATAAATAATAAATAAGATGTCTTTCAGATTACTAGTAGAGAATCCGGCGCCTAAAGAGGCTTTTGAATATATCATTGAAGAAAAGAGCACAGGTTCAGGCCAGACTCTTTATATCAAAGGTCCTTACATGATGGCTGAAGATGTAAACCGCAACAAACGTTACTACCCAAAAGACGAATTACAACGTGAGGTAGACCGTTACATGCGTGAAATGGTTAAAGAAAACAGAAGTATGGGCGAGTTAAACCATACAACATCTGCTGAAGTTGACCTAGAACGTGCTTGTCATATGGTTACCGATCTTTGGTGTGAAGGTAATATGTTCTACGGTAAATCTAAAGTTCTTTCTACCCCTTGTGGTCAGATTGTTAAGAGTTTAATTAACGACGGTGTAAAAGTCGGTATGAGTTCAAGAGCATTGGGTCAGTTATCTGAAGAGAAAACACGACCTGGTGTTAGTAAAGTATCTGAAATGAGATTGGTTGCAGTTGATTGTGTATCTGATCCTTCTTGCCCAAAAGCATTTGTTAATGGTATATTAGAATCTAAACAATTTGTGTTAGCTAATGATGGTAGATGGGAAGAGACATATGAAACTTTTGAAGAAAGTTTAAAAACCTTACCGAAAAAAGAGTTAAACGATTATTTAAAAGATCAAATTATTGACTTTTTAGATAAAATTGGACGATAAAGTATAAATAATAGATATATATCATATGACACAGCACCGTAAAGAAATAAGAAGTTTTATTAAAAATATTATCAATGGTGAATACAAAAATGCACATGGTAATTTAGCTGCTGTTGTTGAAGATAAAATGAAGCAAAAAATTAAAAAAGCTTCTAAACAAAGACTCTTTTAACTATGGAAAACATCACTGACATACTCCAAGAAAAAGCTCAAGACATCCTTACAGAGGATACATTGCAGCAAATTGAAGAAGCATTTAACAAGAAAGTTCAGCTTCATGTCGAGGCTGCTCTAGTTAAACAAGATGACGAATATGCTGCTAAGCTCGAGCATTTGCTTGAAGCTATTGATTTAGATCACAGCAAAAAGTTAGATAAAGTCGTAGAAGCAATTGATAAGAACCACGCTGAGAAAATGATTGCTGTGGTTGAGAAATACAGCAAAGCTCTTACAACAGAAGCAGCTGAATTTAAAAGCGACATCGTTAACAAGGTCAGTAAGTACCTTGATATTTACCTCGAAAAGCTCGTACCTCAGAAGAGCATTAACGAAGCCGTTAAAAATAAGAGAGCTAATAAGATGCTCTCTGAGATGAGAAAAGTACTCGCAGTTGACGCTGCTTTACAGAAGCAAGCTATCAAGGACGCTATCGTTGATGGTAAGTCCAGAATTGATGAGTCTACTGCTCAGGTTGACGAAATGGGTGCAACACTCAATAAGTTATCCAAAGAAAATGCAGTTCTTAAAGCTCAGCTTACACTTGAAAGTAAGTGTTCTGACCTTTCTGAAGACAAAGCTGCGTTTTGTAAGAAGGTCCTCACAGGTAAGTCTGCTAAGTTTATCAATGAGAACTTTGATTATACATTGAAGATGTTTGACAAAAATCACGAAGAACATCTTGAAGTTTTGCATGAGCAAGCAAAAAGACAGAACTCCGTTTCTAAGGATGTTGATAGACCAACTGAAGTAATTAAAGAGTCTACTGAACAGTCTGGAACAGAGAATCCGTACTTTAACGCTTACTTAGGCGAACTTGGTAAGTACTAATCTCATTAAGTTTACCCTTTAATATATAATTTCCAGCGCTCTTGGTAGAGTGCTAACAAACCCGTATACATAAAATTATGAATACTATTAGACCAACACAAGCCTATATCGATCAGAATAGGGCAAAGTCATTGTTGGAAAAGTGGGGTCCTGTTTTGGACTACTCTTCTGACAATGTAAAACAAATCGAAGACGATCATATGCGTCTTAACACGGCCATGCTCTTGGAAAACCAAGAGGCTTGGTGTTTAAACGAATCTAACGTTTCCGGTGGAACTGGATCTGCTCTTAGTAACGGCAGTGTCAACATCGGTCAGTACGGTAATCAGATCCCTAACTCTTATAGCCAGGGTGACACTTACGCAACCGGTGACTTCCGTTTGCCTAAGATTTTGATTCCTATGATCCGTCGTACGTTCCCTGAGTTGATTACTAACGAAATCGTTGGTGTTCAGCCTATGAGCGGGCCTGTTGGATTAGCATTTGCTCTTCGTTATAAGTATGAACAGCAGGCACTCGGTAATGGTGTTGACGGTCAGCCTTCTGCTACCGGTACTACCAATGCTGAAGTTGGTACTGGTTTCTCTAACGCCAATAATGGTTCTGAGTTAGGTTATCAGTTCTTAGATACACGATTCACTGGTACATCTTCTGCTAAGTTGTCTGGCGGTGCTGATTTCGCATTCGTCAATGAAGACGCTGGTGTTGCAAGACTTCTTGCTAACTTCGAGTTGACCGGATCTATTCCTCAGGTTGTTGTCAGCTTTGAAAAGACAGCTGTTGAAGCTGGTACACGTCGTTTGGCCGCTCGTTGGTCTGTTGAGCTCGAGCAGGATCTTAAGAACATGAACGGTATTGACATCGACACCGAACTCACCAATGCAATGTCTTACGAGTTGCAGGCTGAGATCGACCGTGAAATGTTGATGCGTATGGTTCAGGTTGCTCTTGATAATGGTTCTGGAAACGGTTATTCTATCTGGTCACCTCAGTCCGCTGACGGTCGCTGGTTAGTTGAGCGTAACAGAGACTTCTATCAGCGTTGTATCATCGAAGCAAATAGAATTGCTATTCGTAACCGTCGTGGTGCTGCTAACTTCATTGTTTGTACACCTCGTGTTGCTGCTATCCTTGAAATGCTCCCTGAATTCCAGTGGGTACCCGTTCAAGGTAATGTTAATACTCAGCCTGTTGGTGTTGCCAAAGTTGGTAACCTCGGTGGTCGTTTCAACGTCTATCGTGACACCCGTACAGAAGCTCAGTATGAAAACAATGCTGGTTATATTTCCCAGCCTGATCAGGGTACATACAATCCTACATCTGCTCGTACATCACGTGTTGAGTACGCATTGTTGGGTTACAAAGGCCCTGAATTCTATGACACTGGTATTATCTACTGTCCATACATTCCTGTTATGGTTCAGAGAACGATTGGTCCTAACGACTTCTCGCCACGTGTTGGCTTGTTGACCCGTTACGGTGTTGTTGACAACATCTTCGGTGCTAACTTGTACTACCACGTTATCATTGTTAAGAATCTTGGTGAGGCATTCACACCAGGTTCTCAGGCTGTATACTTCTAATCGATATTACAGTTTATCAATCACAAGCTCGACCGAAAGGTCGGGCTTTTTTTATGGGGAACAATAAATATATACATGGCAACAGGATTAACCAACGGAGTTTACGATACCACACAGATTACGCCTCCCCCAGCACCAACAAGTTATAGTTTATCAGCTTTTAACGGTAGTGATGCTATTATGGTTTTGGATCAAGCTGGTGATTGGGATGGTCATCAAGTTTTAGGTGTTTTATTTAACGATGCAACAGCTTACCATACATTAAGTTCGGTAACAATAGCTGATGGTTTACTTGGTTCTACTGACACTGAAATAAGATTAGCTTTACCAGGTGGTAGTGTATTTTACTTAGTTACAACTGATAATTATGGTATACCTTTCACAATTGTTGGAACTAATGCAGTTCAAACTCCTTTATCTGGAGCAGATATTGCTGTTGGTCCTAATAGAAGAAGAAAATATCATTTAGGTTATATTTAATTTTCTCGACCCCGAGAAACCCGCGAGCGTGGAAAAAGAAAGACCCGGTTTCGAACCCCGGGTCTTTCACCTGTTTATGGAACGGACTACTGTCTAGGTCGCTTAGGAAAGATCTTACCTACATCAAACAAAAGCTCATTATAAAGATGCTCATGAGAGCATCTATGAGGATTAATGTCCCAGCCACCTCTTCTAACATATAAACACATCACAGATAACTCTTCGGGAGAGAAAGTATCCCATAATCTCTTATAGATGCATTCACAGATCTCTTCATGAAAATGGCATTCATCACGAAACGATACAATATACTTTAGAAGACTTTCATCAGTAGGTACTTTATTACCTCTCATATAGATGTATACATCACCCCAATCTGGCTGAGAAGTAACCCTACAATTTGATTTTAGCAAACCAGAAAACCATTTACGATCTTCAACGTTTTCAAGTTCAACAGGCTCAAGCAATTCAGGAGTTTCAGAATACGTATCAAACTCAACTGCTTGATCAACTGATACATCGAGATTGTTAGTATCACTGAAGTCAATAGTTTCTTCAATCTCATGATAATCAAAGTAAAGCTGAACACTTAC